GAACATTGTTGGTGCAAAAGTAAAAAACTTACAGAAGCAGTTAGAAAAGAAAGTTGCAGAGAATATGTTCGCAAGAACATTGGCTACTGATGCTTTTAATCCTATGGCTGTTCTTTGTGATGATGCAACTACAGTAGGTGGTCTTGCTCCAGGATCTAATGCCTGGTGGAAAACTCCTGTCTTAACAAATGCTTCTTTTAGTGATAATACTGGTAATGACCCTGCTGATGATTCTCCATCAGATGGTGGTGTTACTTTTATTGCAGAAGCCGATATGCAAGACCCTGCAAAAGATACTTATATCTTAAGAATCCTTGCTCGTGGTATTGCAAATGCAAAAGCACAGACAGGTGAGAATCCAGACCTTATCGTGTGTTCTCAGTACCATTATGACTTAATTGAGTCAGAACTTGGTGAGTTCAAGCGTGGAAGTTTGGAATCAGATCGCATGGCGAAAATGGGATTTAATGGAATGTCATACAGAGGTGTAGACATTGTAGCAGATCAAGATATTGTAACTGCACAAGCAGATAACAGCCCTGATACTATTGCTGATAATAACGATGGAAGAATGTATTTCCTTAATACAGACTATCTCTATATGTTCTTTAACTCTGGTGCAAAATTCACTGCATCTGATATGATTGAAGATACCAAGAGTAATACGTTTGTTCAGAAAGTGCACACATATGGTAATTTGGTTGTTACTAACCGAAAAGCCCATTGTGTTGTAGAGGATCTTTACTCGCCATTGGATTACGCTTAAGTAACTGAATAACAAA